CACATCATACAATCTTACGATACAGCATTTATGAAAAAACAAAGCGCCGATTATTCTGCTATAACCACCTGGGGCGTGTTTCATCCTTCAGAGGACAGTGGTCCATGCCTCATGCTCCTGGATTCACTGAAGGGACGATATGAATTTCCAGAACTACGACGTGTAGCTAAAGAGCAATATGATTATTGGCAACCCGAAACTGTTATTGTAGAATCAAAAGCATCTGGACTACCTCTTACTTATGAACTTAGAGCTATGGGTATTCCTGTAGTAAATTTCACACCGAGTAGAGGTAATGATAAACATACTAGAGTTAACTCAGTATCACCCCTATTTGAATCTGGTAGAATATGGGCACCTAAAGAAATGGAATTTGCTCAAGAAGTTATTGAAGAATGCGCCGCTTTTCCTTATGGCGACCATGATGACTTAGTGGATTCTACTACGCAAGCAGTGATGAGATTTAGACAAGGAGGCTTAGTAGGCCATCCAGATGATTATGAAGATGAGCCTTTACAACACTCAGAAAAAGTATATTATTAATAAATGGCAAAATACGAAGACACATCTGAGATACAAGAAATTCCTATGGATCTTGGGCCAATGGATGATGGCGAAGAAAATGTACAAGATATAATGAGAGACCAAGGTATCGATGGACCTCAATCCATGAACCAAGGTTCAGGAATCATGAACACTGGTGAAGCAGATATGGTTAAAGCAGAAATGGCTGACGCTAGTCAAGCCATTGATCCTACTGTTGAAATAGAAATGGTAATGAAAGAATTTATTAAAGAGATGGGTAGAAAACCTGAATCTTTACAAGAGCTAAAAGATTTTTATAATAAGAAAACAAAATTAAGTAACGAATCTGAAGAGATGCGTATGATGACCGATTTATTAGAGAAAGATAAAACTAAAATTACACTGGCACAAGGCGGACTAGCAGGTATTTTAGGGATCAAGTAATGATACCTCCTAAAAGACTAACTACAACTATCCCACCTAAATCTGGACCCGAGCCCCAGGGCTTGAATATTGATTATAATACTGTTAAGATAATTAAACATACGGAGAAAATAAAAAATGGCGGATATAGACAAAGCTCTACCCAACACAAGAAAAGAATTTAGTGTTCCAGGAGAAGAAGAATTAGTATCTCAAGCTGAAGAGCAAGTAGAGATTGAAGAGGCTGAAGGTGAACCTGTAGACGTTACCGAAAACGAAGATGGATCAGTTGATATTAATTTAGATCCAGCAGCAGCATCACCCGAAGGTGGTGACGAACATTATTCAAACTTAGCAGAATTTTTACCAGATGATATCTTAGGAGATATTGCCTCTGATCTTAATGGTAAATACATGGACTACTCTTCATCAAGAAAAGATTGGGAGAAAGCTTATATTACAGGACTAGATCTTTTAGGATTTAAATACGACAATAGAACAGAACCTTTTCAAGGAGCCTCAGGTGCAACTCACCCCGTTCTTGCAGAAGCAGTTACACAATTTCAAGCGTTAGCTTACAAAGAATTATTACCAGCAGATGGTCCAGTTAGAACTCAGGTTATGGGTTTATCTACTCCAGAAAAAACTCAACAAGCTCAAAGAGTAAAAGATTTCATGAACTATGAAATTATGGAGAAGATGAAAGAGTATGAACCTGAATTTGATTCTATGCTTTTCTATTTACCATTAGCAGGATCTACATTTAAAAAAGTTTATTATGATGAAGTAGAACAACGTGCAGTATCTAAGTTTGTACCGGCAGATGATTTAATGGTTCCTTATAGTGCAACTTCATTAGATGATGCAGAAGCTATTATTCACAAAATAAAAATTTCAGAAAATGATTTAAGAAAACAACAAGTAGCAGGTTTCTATAGAGACATTGATATTTCTACACCTGCAGATACAGAATCAGATGTTACTAAAAAAGAGAGAGAATTAGAAGGTGTTTCAAAAACACAAGAGGAAGATGTTTATACTTTATTAGAGTGTCATATTGATTTAGATCTTGAAGGCTTTGAAGATATGGACCAAGAGACTGGTGAGCCCACAGGAATTAAAATTCCGTACATTGTTACTCTTGAAGAAGGTTCAAGAGAAATACTTTCTATTAAAAGAAATTATGAACCTGGAGATTTAAAAAAGAAAAAAGTAAATTATTTTGTTCACTTTAAATTTTTACCTGGTTTAGGTTTTTACGGTTTTGGTTTAATTCACATGATTGGCGGATTATCAAGAACTGCAACTTCAGCATTAAGACAATTATTAGATGCAGGAACATTATCTAATCTTCCCGCTGGATTTAAAATGCGAGGAATTAGAATTAGAGATGATGCCCAAAGTATTCAACCTGGTGAATTTAGAGATGTAGATGCACCTGGTGGAAATTTAAAAGATTCCTTTATGATGTTACCATTTAAAGAACCTAGCCAAACGTTATTAGCGTTAATGGGTACTGTAGTAGCAGCAGGACAAAGATTTGCATCTATTGCTGATTTACAAGTCGGTGACGGTAATCAACAAGCAGCAGTTGGAACTACAGTTGCATTATTAGAACGTGGTTCAAGAACTATGTCTGCAATTCACAAAAGAATTTACTCTGCTCTAAAAAATGAATTTAAATTACTAGCAAGAGTATTCAAATTATATCTACCCCAAGAATATCCGTATGATGTAGTTGGGGGTCAAAAGACGATTAAACAATCTGACTTTGATGATAGGGTAGATATATTGCCAGTTGCCGACCCTAACATTTTCTCACAGACACAACGTATTTCCCTCGCTCAGACGGAATTGCAGCTGGCACAATCTAATCCACAGATGCATAATATGTATGAAGCATTTAGAAATATGTATGAAGCCTTAGGTGTAAAAAATATTGATCAAGTTTTAGTTAAGCCTCAACAACCTATGCCTAAAGATCCGGCATTAGAACACATTGATGCTTTAGGTGGAGCACAGTTTCAAGCTTTCCCTGGACAAGATCACAGAGCTCATATTACGGCTCACTTACATTTTATGTCTACTAACATTGCTAGAAATAATCCTATGATTATGTCTTCGTTAGAAAAAAATATTTTTGAACACATTTCAATAATGTCTCAAGAGCAAATTGAACTAGAGTTTAAAGATGAACTATTACAATTACAACAAATGCAAACGCAAGCTCAACAAAATCCACAAATGGCTCAACAGATTCAACAACAAGTAATGCAAGCAACTCAAAAGATAGAGTCTAGAAAAGCTGTATTGATTGCTGAGATGATGGAAGACTTTATGAAGGAAGAGAAAAAACTTACAGGTGAATTTGACAATGATCCTATTGCTAAACTAAGAGCAAGAGAACTAGATATCAGAGCAGCAGAAAATGCTGAGAAAAAGAAAAATGATGATGCTAGAATGGACCTTGATAAGATGAGAGCAATGATGAATCAAGTTAATCAAGAAGATAAGTTAGAGCAAAACAAAGAATTAGCAAATTTGAGGGCTGATACTTCTATTGAAAAGACTATTTTAAGCAAAAGTATACCTAACGTAAAAGACCTGATGCCTGATACACAGAATACTATGCCTAATATTAGTATAATGAGAAGCGGTGACGAATAAAGTTGAAAAAAACTTTAAAACAAGCTAAAAACTAAAAAAAAGAGGTGATTATGATAAAAAATAAAAACAAAACTAACATGTCTAAAAAAGATGTTATTTCTTTTACTGAAAAACCAGTTGAAATGACAAAGCCTAACGAATCTCAAACAGTTTCAGTTAAAGGTACTAGAAGAATGTTAGCATCTAAAAATAAAACAGCTACTTGGTACTAACCAATGTGGTTTTCAGCTATTAAACTAGCCGTCTCTGCTGGAAGTAAAATTTACGCTAACAAACAGAGAACTAAAATAGCTATGTCAGATGCACAGTTAATGCATGCATCAAAAATGGCAGCAGGAACAGAAGCTTACCAAGGAAAACTGTTAGAAGCACGTCAATCAGATTGGAAGGACGAGGCAGTTTTAATAATTCTAAGTTTGCCAATAGCAATTTTAGCCTGGGCAGTCGTATCAGATGATCCAACCGCTATGGACAAAGTAAAACTGTTCTTTGAGATGTTCTCAGAGCTACCAAAATGGTTTACTAATTTATGGATCCTTGTAGTTGCAAGTATTTATGGTATAAAGGGAACACAGATATTTAAAAACGGAGCAAAAAAATAATGCCAGGTTCAAGTACACAACGTCAATCAGAATTATTAGAACTTCAAATAGAAAACCAAAAGAAAGATCCTGGATTTAATAAAAAATCTAAGGAGATGACTGAAAAAATGATAGAAGAAAATGAATTTAAAAATTCTAAAAAGAGTGATAGAAAATTTAATTTAGAACAATTTTTAGAAAAAAAAAAAATTAAAAAAACAGCAAAAAATTTATCAGAATTAGAAGGCGCAAAACCTGGAATTTCTACACCTACTGGAAAAATTAAAGCCTTTAAATCAGGTGGAAGAGTTAAATATAATATGGGTGGCAGAGTTAAATATAAAGGTGGTGGCGGAGTTGGATGCGCTAAAAGAGGATTTGGCAAAGCTTTAAAAAAAGGGAAAAAAAGATGAGAACAAAAAAAATGGGTGGCGGAATGATGAGAACAAAATACGGAAATGGTGGAAAAACTTTAACAACAGCACAGAAAAAATTACCAGATGCATTAAAGAAAAAAATTTTAATGGCTAAAGG